CAACGCATATTCAGCGGGGCATCGTAAGAGAGGCGAAAGTTGTTAAACCCGAGGTGACACATGAGAATAGCAGTGACCAATCCGTTGACGGATGTTTCGGGAAACCAACGACTACGCCCGAATTACCAGAGCAACAAGCCGCAGGATGTACTACTTTCACCGGTTTCCCCGAGTGAATTAGCCGATTTCCTATCGCTTGAATTTTGCTCAGATACCGAGCTTTTGACTGGGTATCTTCTGGCAGCAACGCAAGCCTGCCTTGATTACACCAATATCGAAATGCTGGAGCGCCAATGGGTGCTAAAGATGGATCGCAACCCCGAGCGCCAAGCCGGTTATCTGGGTGTAGGCTTAATGCACGCCTATGCCGCATGGTGGGTGCAATTGCCTGTGTACCCTGTGCAGAGTATTGATTCCGTCAAAGTCGCCGGAGAAAGCGTTACAGCGCGATCTATCGACCTTGATAGCCGACCTGCCCGCGTTGAGGTTGATGAATCAGGCGCAATCGAGATCACCTACACCGCAGGCCATGCCAGCATTCAAGATATTAACCCACAACTGCTGCTAGGTATTAAGATGCTGGCCGGTTATTTGTACGACCACCGTGGCGCGTGTGATGTTGGAGAAGCGGTAAAAGCCAGCGGCGCGGCAATGATGTGGGGCAATAGCAGGATGGTTATTACGCTGTGAAATGCTGCGATCTATTCCCAGGTGCATTGCGCAATCAGATTATTGTGCAGCGCGAAAGCAAAACCGCTGATGATTTAGGCGGCGGGGCAACGACTTGGGTTAATTACGCCACCATTCGGGCATTTATCAAGCCGGTATCAGGTGGCGAGCGTTGGCATAGCATGCGCATTGAGGCTGATATCACCCACCGCATTTTTATCCGCTATCGCTCTGATTTACGCACTGACGACCGCATCAATTATCAGGGACGGTTTATGCAGATTCGCGCCTTAATTAACATTGAGGAGCGCAATCGCTGGTTGGAGATTTACGCACAGGAAGGGCCAGCCACATGATTACTGGGGTGGATGAACTGCAACGCAACTTTGCAGAATTGTCTAAAAAATACACAGCCGAGGTGGCAAAATCGCTGGTGGCTAGTGGGCAGTTGGTAAGAACCGATGCGATAAAGTCGATTCAAACCATCTCAAGCGGCGAGCAGGTTACCCGTTATCGTTTGGGCGGTGGAAAGAAAACGCACACTGTATCAATCCCGAATGATCCACCTAACACCGACACCGGCAGGCTGGTATCAAGCGTGCAGGTCGAAGTACGGGCTGATGATGTGTATGTTGGCACGAATGTCGAATATGCCCCATGGCTGGAGTTTGGCACACAAAAGATGGCTGCCCGCCCTTGGTTGTTTCCTGCCTTAGAACGCAACAGGGAAGCGATTAAGGGGCTAATTGCCAAGGCCATGAGGAAGGTAACCAATGAACGCTGAGCTTGATATTCAGAAAGCCGTATTTGCCAAACTTGGTACTTTATCCGTGCCGGTTTATGATGCAGTGCCAGATAACGCCAAGCCGCCTTATGTGGTGATTGGGGATGATACTTTAGCCCCGTTTGATACAGACGGCGCTAGTGGCTTTGAGGCGACAATCTCAATCCACACATGGTCCACATATCGTGGCCGCAAAGAAATCAAAGAAATGCAGGGCGCAATTTATGATTTATTGCACCGTGCACAACTAACATTTTCGGGATATACTTTTCTCGGATGTGATTCTGAATTATCAGAGTCGTTTATAGACGCGGATGGCGTGACCCGTCATGGGATACAAAGATTCCGCATTTTTATTCGTGAGTAGGAGGCAACAATGGCCGAAATCTTAGGACGTAAAGTCACAATTAGCGTGGGCGGCACTCCGATTGCCACTGCTCGCACCAAGAACCTGACGATCAACAACGAAGCCGTGGACGTTACATCTGATGGCGATGACGGTATTCAGCGCATGCTGGACGAGCCTGGCCAGAAATCAGTAGAAATTGCAATTGAAGGTTTGTACGAAGGCTCAAGCCTGATGGACATTGCCCTTGATGGCACACTGATTCAGGCAGTAGAGCTGGATTACGTAAGTTACACGCTGGAAGGCGACTTCTTCATGTCAAGCTACAGCGAAGGCCAGCCATACAACGAAGCTGTTACTTTTTCTGCAACCCTGATGTCAAGCGGCGCAGTTATTAAAGGTAGCTAATGTCAAAAATTTGGCGTGATATAGAGATTACATGGGAAGGCGAGTCTTACACGATTCGCCCGACCATGGCGTTTATCAATATGCTAGAACAAGGCGATGGCATGTCATTATCGATGCTATTTGCCCGCATTTTGAAACGCGACATTCCGGTTGGCCAAGCGGCTGAGGTCATTGCCCGCACCCTGCGTTTTGCTGGTGCATCAGTAACATCTGAAGATGTTTATATGCAGGCGGGTGGCCTTAGCACGGAATTGGTTGAGGTTGCCTCTATTATCTTGGCGGGCTGTATGCCGGTTGATGATGAGGACGAACCCGCTAAAAAAAAGCCAATCAAGAAGAAATCAGCGAAATTAAGTGGGGCGAACTCTACGCTTTAGCTGTTGGCATGTTAGCCATTTCGCCTAGTGAAGTGCGGAATATGACGCCACACGAAATCATGGCGGTTTTGCGTTATAAAACGCAGGGAGCGACAAGCAAGCCAGCCATTGATTATGATGAATTGCTTGATGATCTGAGGAAGGCAAAAGCGAAATGAGCACAGTCGGCACTTTATCAGTTAGAATCGTTGGTGATAATTCAGACCTAACGAAAAAGCTAGGCGTTTCAACAAAGGCCGTTGCCGCCTTTGGCGCTGCTGCTGTGACGGCTGCTGTTGCTGCAACCGCAGCATTGGTTAGAGCTGGCCTACAATCTGCCGATGCCCAGGTTAAACTTGCCCGTTCCCTTGATGGCACAATCACTGGCCTTCAAGCATTAGACCGCGCTGCAAATCGTGCAGGCGTTTCATCTGGCGAATTAGAAAGCGCCCTTACCCGATTAAATCAAAACCTTGGCCGCGCTATGTCAGAGGGCGGGCCTGCTGCTGATGCGCTTGAAAGGCTTGGATTAAATGCGCGTGAATTGGCAGGCATGGACGTTGACGAACGCATGGCCGCCATTGCCGATCAAATCAAGGCTATGGGGCTTAATTCACAAGAAACCGCAGCTATTTTGCGCGACTTGGGCATTCGCCAAGCATCAGTTGTTAACCTGATGCGCGAAGGCGGTGATGCGATTAGGGAATCAAAAGATCGTTTGGCCGAATATGGCCTAACAATGAACAACATTGACGCTCGCAAGATTGAAGCGGCCAATGATGCGATGGGCGAATTTTCCGTGATTATGGATGGCGTTACTCAAAAACTAGCCGCTAAATTTGCGCCTGCTATTGAATTGATTGCCACTAAATTTGCTGATGCCGCTGCTGAAGGCGAGGGTATTGGCGCGGGCGTAGATAAAGCCTACGAAATGATTAAAACATCGGCCATTTTTATTATTAATGCCATTGACGGCGTTGCCCGCACATTTGAGGTTGCGGGAAAAGTGGGTGCTGCCTTTGCTTTGGGTTTATCAAAAGCCTTTCTTGAGCTGGCAAATGCAATTGTTAATGGCCCAATTTATGCTGTTAATGAGCTGATTAAATTAATGAACAAAATCCCGATGCTTGAAATCGGGGAAATTGGTTTAACAAATTTTGGCGAAGAGATTGCCACCCAATTGCGCATTGTTGACGAGGCTCTGCGTTTTGCTGGTGAAGATATACAAGACACATTATTGCGCCCATTGGCTGGCGATCAATTTAGAATTTTGCTTGATGAAGCAGAAGCCAATGCTGAGCAAATGGCAATGTTTGCAGAAGAAACATTTGTTTCTAGTTTAGGCAGGCAAGAGGAATTTCAAGAGGCCAGCAAAGGCAGTGCACAAGCATACCAGGATGATCTGGCGCAAATTGAGCAAGATGCCGCCAATGCCAGAATGCAAGCCGCGCAGATAGAATATGATGCAAAACGCAGCATGATTGGCGCATCTATTAATCTGCTGGGCGAATTTGCAAATAAGAGCAAGGCTGCTGCAATTGCACAAATCGCATTAAGTAAAGCTTTTGCAATTGGCGAAATTATCCGCAATACAGCCATTGCCCAGATGAAAGCCTTGGCAGTATTAGGTCCAATTGCAGGCCCGCCAATGGCTGCTAAGATTGGCGCTTATGGCAAGATTCAGGCTGGAATTGTTGCTGCAACAGGCCTTGTGCAAGCGGCTAACGCAATGCGCGGAGATGGCGGCACAGGTATTGGAACGACAACAAGCGCAGGAACTACCCAGCAGGCTGTTTCTGCCCCGACAGCTGCAACCGGCACAACATCTGGCCAAGTGGTGCAGATTGCGCTGCAAGGTGAAATTTTTGGACGCGAGCAGGTGCGCAATCTTATCTCACAAATAAACGAATCAATTGCAGATGGCGCAGTGCTGAGGCTAGCATGATAGTAATAGAACCGACATTCTTTCCAACTATTCCGTTGGAC